CAGATTTATCCAAAAGATTCAATAACATAGAAGGCGAATCGCTGTTCGTTGTTTCGGGTGCGTCAATTATTTCTGGAGCGGCACTAAGAGTTCTGGAGTATCTCCACAAGAAATCCAAGATAAACATTCTCTATATTAGACCAGACATGAGTTCTTTATCCGAATTAAGGGCTCTCCAAGAAAAGGCATGTTTTAATATCCTACAAGAATATACAAGATCTGGTGTTTTTGAAAATATGTATATCGCTGATAATGCGTTGCTGGACAAAATTGTTGATGGTGCTCCGATTATGGGGTATCACGGCTTTTTAAACGAGGTGCTTGTATCAACAATCCATATGGTCAATGTGTTTAAGAATCAAAAGAAAATCATCGGAACTTTCTCTAAACCGAACGAAACTTCCAGATTAGCGACCTTTGGTATTCTAAACCCAGACACAGGAGAGGAGAATCCGTTTTTTGACCTAGATAACTTGAAAGAAAAGCTATATTACTACGCAATTCCTGAAGAGCAATTGAAGACAGACAAGAAACTACTGAATAATATCAAAGAGCAAATCTTAGAAAAACCACAAATGGAAGATGTAAACATATCCTATGGCGTCTTTCCTACCAATTACGAGCAGAAATACGCTTATTTCGTTGCGAGAAGTAATCACACACAATAATAAAAAAAAGTGTTGACAAGTAATAAACTGTGTTATAGAATACACACATAACTTTTAATAAAGGAGAACTAATGGGAATTGATCTTAAGAAAATGAAAGCAAAAATGGCTGCTGCTCAAAACAACGGAAAAGGCGGCAAGTCTGATTTTTGGAAACTAACAGAAGGAGAGCACACAGTTCGTATTCTGCCATCTGAGGATGGGGACCCCTTCAAGGAGTACCACTTCCACTATAATGTTGGCAAGCAAAACGGCTTCCTTTGCCCGAAGCGCAACTTCGGTGATGACTGCCCAGTGTGTAACTTTGCTACAAAACTGTTTAATCAGGGAGATACAGAAAGCATTGACATGGCAAAGAAGATGTTTGCGCGACAACGCTTCTTCTCCCCGGTTATGGTACGCGGAGAAGAAAAAGCAGGAGTACGAGTATGGGGATACAGCAAAACTGTGTACCAAGAACTCCTGAGTCTTGTGCTTAACCCAGATTTTGGTGATATTACAGATGCCGATGAGGGCGTTGACCTCCTTCTGAAATATGCTAAAGATCCGGGGATGCTCTACCCGAAAACCTCTTTGACACCCCGCCGTAAGTCGTCACCTCTTTGTGAAGATGAGGATACCGACTGCCAAGAGCTAATCAATAATGTTCCAGATTTTGATACGCTTTTTGAAAGAAAAACATCTGAGGAAGTCGGCGCTATTCTTGATGAGGCAATGAATTCTGATTTGGACCCAGAAGCAAACTCTTCTGAGACTAGTAAGTACACAGCACCGTCCAATGATGTTGAGACTGCTCTCAAAGAGTTGGTTGGATAACCAAGGGGGGCTAGCGCCCCCCTACTTTTTTATAAGGAGACATAATGGCGAAAGCAGCAGGCAAGTTGTCTATGGCTGACATGCGTAAGTTGATTAATAAACGCGCAGGGATGACCGTAGCACACAACCTCAATGAAGAGAATCCAACTGAGGTTAATGATTGGATTCCAACAGGGTCTAGGTGGCTAGATTCTATTATTTGTAAAGGGAAACTGGCTGGTATTCCAGTCGGTAAAGTAACCGAGATCGCGGGTCTGGAAGCAACTGGTAAGTCTTATATGGCTGCTCAGGTCGCTGCTAATGCTCAGAAGATGGGTATCGATGTAATCTATTTTGACTCAGAGTCTGCGATTGATCCAACTTTCTTGGAGAGGGCAGGGTGTGATGTTGAAACTATTCTTTATGTTCAAGCTCAGTCTGTTGAGTTTGTCTTGGAAACTATCGAAGATCTTTTGGCTAACAATGAAAATCGTATGCTTTTCATCTGGGATTCTCTTGCTCTTACACCTGCTATTTCCGACGTGGAAGGAGACTTTAATCCACAGTCTTCCATGGCAGTAAAGGCAAGGATTTTGGCGAAGGGTATGTCCAAGTTGACTGTGCCGATTGCCAACAGCCAATCAACCTTCTTGGTGCTTAACCAACTGAAGAGCAACATCACCAGAAGCCCAAGCGAGGCGATGACTACTCCCTACGTCACTCCCGGTGGTAAGGCTATGATCTACGCATATTCTTTGCGTGTCTGGCTTACAGGCAGAAAGGCTAAGGCGTCATTCATTACTGACGACAGCGGTTTCCGTATTGGGTCCGAGGTCAAGGTAAAGTTGGAGAAGAGCAGGTTTGGAACACAAGGTCGACAATGTAACTTTAAGATTCTATGGGGTACCGACGACATCGGCGTCCAAGACGATCAAAGTTTGTTCGAGGCTATCAAGGGCTCAAACTACATGACTAGTGCTGGCGCTTGGTATTCCTTGGAGATGGGCGACGGCAAAGTGGAGAAGTTCCAACCTTCCAAGTGGGAACAAAAGATGAAGGATCCTGTATTCAAGCAGCGTGTCTACGATGTTATGGACGAGGAAGTCATCCAGAAGTTCGACAAGCGACTAGGCAAAGCCGAAGACTTTTATGAAGAAAAAGATGAATAAAGCTGTGCTTAATTCGTCTAATAAGAGAAAGGAGAAAAAGATGAACTATAGATTTGTTTTTGTTTTGTTGGCATTTTTGGTTTTAACCCCCGCGTGTTCTGTTGCTCATGCTCATGGACCACATGAAGTCGATTATGTGTGCGATAGTTACGTGTACTACTATGATGATTATGGAACGGAATACGAGTCTTGTAATTCCGTCTTGATTGAGGTACCACGGCGGTATACCACTAAACGAAAAGTTGTGTATACTCACCCCGGAAGCAGTAAATACCACGGTCACCATTACAAAGTAAACGGCATAGTTTTTCACAGCCCATATCCGGCTTATAAAAAAAAGTATGTTAAGAGTGTCAAATCAAAGCGGAGATACAAAAAAGTACATAAATATAAGGCAAAGGGTTATGATCCCCTCCTTTACACGAGAGGTAGAAGAATACACCGCACGGCCAAATACCACTCTCACCACCCCCGCCGGTAATTTTAAATAAAATAAAGCTTGACTTTTAGTCCCTTTTGCTATACAGTAACTGGGGCTTTTCTTTTTTCGCACCATATGTATACACAGGAGAATTCATATGGAAAACTTAAAGGGAATCTTAAATCACAATAAAGAGTTAATCGAAGAGGCTTTTTACTTTATTAGTGCTTTGGAAAATGAAGATTATGATTCCGAAGAAGATAAAGTCAAACTCGAAGAAGAACTAGGACAAATAATAAAAGAACTTAACATCGAGTTGGAGAATGACGAATAAAAGAGTATTATTAATTGACGCACTAAACCTCTTTATGAGGAATTACATTGTAGACCCCAGCCTGTCCACTAACGGACAACCAATCGGAGGCACCAAGGGTTTCATCAAATCACTACAGGCTGTATGTAGAAAAATAAACCCAGACCTAATCTTTGTTGCTTGGGACGGTGGCTCTCAAAAACGTAAGAGCATGGATAAGAACTACAAAGCAGGTAGAAAGCCAGTGCGTCTCAATCGAGACATACACAACATGACTGCTGGCGAGCAGGAAGACAACAAGAGCTGGCAACAGCAAAGGATCATCGAGTATCTAAACGAGATGCCTATCCTGCAGTCTTATGTTGAGAATGTGGAGGCTGACGACATTATCGCGTTGGTCTCCCAGTCTCAAGCCTTGTCCGAACACCACAAGATTATCCTAAGTTCAGACAAAGACTTCATCCAGTTGTGCGACGACACAACTATTCTATACAGACCAATCCAAAAGGAAATCCTCAACAAGAAAAGGATCTTGGAGCAGTTTGAGATCCACCCAACAAACTTCGCACTTGCGAGAGCAATCGCAGGGGACAAGAGCGACAACCTTCCCGGTGTTGGCGGAGCGGGTTTGCCGACTGTATCTAAACGATTTCCTTTCCTTTCCGAGGAAAAATCATACACAATACAAGAGCTAGTTGACTATGCCGAAGGTGTTGATAGCAAACTCAAAGTGTATAAGAACATCATCGAGAAGAGAGAGCTAATCGAAAAGAATTATAAGATGATGCAGCTATATGCTCCCAACATCTCGGCACAAAGCGCACAGCATATTCGGGGAATGTTGAGGGATCCAAAATTGATGTTTAACAAGACTGGCGTACAAACTATGATGATCATCGATGGCTTCGGAGCTTATGACACTTCAGACCTGTTTTCTCTGTTCCGCAAGATGGTAGTTCAAAGTAAGGAGGCAGAATGAGTGAGCCACCGGGAATGTGGGAAAATTTGCCGATGCTAACTAAAGCAGCATCATTATTTTTTATTCTAGGAAAGGTTGTCGGTTTCATGACCTTTTTTACGTTC